ACGAACCTGGCGTACTCGGCGGTGGAGAAGAACTCGGCCTCCAGCTCCCCCGTGTACTCGGGGAGGCTCCCGATCCGCGGCTGCTTCTTGAGCCCGGCGGTTTTCAGGAACCGGCGGTCGACGTTCATCTTGTGGTCGGCCTTCAGCGACAGCTTCTTGAAGTCGATCGCGGTCCCGCCGACGGTGGAGGTAGAGACCATCGTCCAGTCGAACGGGGTCGCGCTGGACGGGTACACGGGGGTGCCGGCGCCGACCGCGGTCGATTCGTTCTGGCTGTCGTAGTCGGCCTTCAGCTTGAGGTACTTGTCGACCTCGGCGGTCAGCTCCCAGCCGGTGCACACACAGCCGGTGTAGGTGAACGCCTGGCTGGAGCCGTCCACGAACGGCTTGAGGAGCTGCACTGTCGCGGAGGTGGCCGGGCCGTCCTTGGTGGTTGAGTGGACCTGGTCGTAGGTGATCCCGGACACCAGCGTCGGGCCGGTCGTCGACCCGAACATGTCTTTCAGGAGCAGGCCCATGCCCTTATTGAGGAAGTCCAGCTCCACCGAGCCCTCCGCGCCCATGTTGATCGCGGTGGTCCGGTCGGAGCGGAGCGCCTGTATCCCGGCGCGCATCCCGACCGACTCGAGGTAGTTCTGCTTCCGCTTCCACGGGTCGGATTGGGCTTCGAACGCGCGGGTCAGGGTCGCCGCGGTCCCATACGGCGACTCGGGCGCCCCGTAGAGGAGTGCGGCGTCAAGGATGGACAACTAGCCCGCCTCCTCCACCCGCTCGAAGTCGGGGTTGTCGTCCAGACCCTTGTCCGGGTGGGCGAGGTGGACGGGGTCGCCCTTGCGGAAGTCGTAGGCGGTGCCGCCGACCACCACGACGACCATGTCCAGGCCGCCGATGTAGCGGTAGCTGGTCGGGTCGATCCCGCTGGCCTCCGCGTAGCCTGCCTTCGCCTGGTCGGCCAGGTCCGGGGTGGACGTGTCCGCGCGGGCCTCCACCTGGGTGGACTTCTTCGTGACTGCCATCGTTCCTCCTCAGACGAGCCGTGCTTTCACGTTCAGCGAGACGGTCAGGCGGGTGATCGGCCCGTCCGCGTTGGCCTCGGTCACCAGCTCCGTCCCGCCGACCCTCATCCACGACACGGTGGTGAGGCCGAACGGTGGGGTGCCGCTGGCGTCGGCGGTCGCCTGGACCTCCTCAGCGATCAGCTCAGCGCGCGCCTCCGTCTTCGCGGGGGTCTCCAGCAGCGCCGACCAGACGTGGACGCGGAGCTGGTAGTCCTCCTCGTTCTTGGCGCGGCGCATGACCAGCGGCTCGAGCGTGGCTGTGTCCACCGCGGTGCTGATGAGGATCGCCTCACGCCTGGCGCTGTCGCCTGGCTCGCCGTATTCGACCGGGATGTGGTTCGAGCTGATGAACGACCGGGCCTCCAGCGCGGTCTTCAGCGCCGCCTTGACGGCCGGCTGGGTGGTCACCAGGGTCACGTGAAGACCCCCTGTCCCATGTTGCCGGCCTTGTGCTTGTTACGGTTCAGCACGACGTTCACGTCCGGGAGCGACGTCGGCCGGCCCGGCCCGCCGGCCTGGGCGCGCATCTCGAACTGGCCGAGCTCGTTGGACACCTGGAGCGCCCGCGACGGGATCCGGGAGTGCAACTCGAGCGCGTACTGCCGTGCGATCGTGCGGCAGGCCCACTTGATCTCCTCCGCCGGGGTAGTGGTGACCCCGGCGGTCCCGGAGACGATCACGTTCAGGCCATACAGGCTCGGCGTGAACACCCCCGCGGTGTGGACCAGCACCCCCTCCGGTCGGACCAGAAAACTCGACGTGGCCACGCTCACCCCGTCAATCATCACCGACGTGAGCGAGATGACGAACAGGACCCCGATGTACAGGTCGACCCGGCCGGTCCCATCCCTGGTGACCGTGAACGCCTTCGCCTCGAACGAGGTGCCGCAGTAGCCGTCGATCAGGCCGGTCGCGAAGTCGATCCCGCTCTGTAGGGTCGCGTCGGGGTACACGGCGGTATCCGAGAGCCCGTCGAGCCCTCGGACATCCGCCACCACTGCATAGGCCACGCTCGCTCCTCACGTGGCGCTGTTCTGGAAAAGCTTGATCGCGTTGGTGTCGACCAGCTTCCCGTCCGTGCGCAGCACCGCCTTGAACGTGGACAGGTCCGAGGTGAACGCGAAGTCGTCCGACCGTTCGAACCTGACGCCACGGACCACGCGGACCGCGTAGCCGTTGAAGTCCCCGAACGCGATCGACTTGGCGTTGGCGGCCATCACCGGCATGTTCGGGTCGGTGTAGACCGGCCGGCCGTTGATCGTGTCGGGCTGGCCGACGGCCAGGCCGGGCTGCCAGATGACCTCGCCGTTGGAGCCCTTCAGTGAGGCGATCTTGCCGAGCGAGCCGCGGTTCATGATCCACACGCCACGGTCGGCGTACTGCTGGAGCACGCTGAACACGAGCTGGTAAAGCAGGTCGGAACCCATACCGGCGGTCGCCTGCGTGCCGAGCGAGGTGGTGGTGCCGACCGGGCCGGTCACCCCGACGGTGGCGTTCGGCTGGAACCCGGTGCCCTCGCCGGTGCCCGTGCCGGTCACATACCACTGGCCGGCGAGCAGCCCACAGTTGCGGCCCATCGCGCGGGCCAGGTAGCCGAGCAGGTCGAACCCCTGGTCGTCGATCAGCTCGCGGGACACCTGGCCGATCTGCATCGCCTTGAACGCGCTCAGGGTGATGAAGGTCAGCGCCGGGTCGTTCTCGGTCCCGGCAACACCTTCGGCGGTCTTGGTCGCGGCGCCGTGGGTGAGCGCGCGGGGCACGTCGAAGTTCTCACCGGAGGTGGTGAGGAACAGGGTGTCGGTGCCCTGCTTGGCGCGGAGCACCGCGACCGAGTCGACGAACGCCTCGTACAGCTGGCCGGAGAACGACCGGGGCAGTGGCATGCCGCCGGTGGACTCGAGCAGGTCGCGGCGTTCCCACACGCCCGGGTCCCACTGGCGCCGCTGGAGGTCGTAGTACATCTGGACGCGGCTGTCGATCTTGTACTCCCACGACCGGCGTTCGCCGCGGAGGAACGAGCGGAGGCTGTCGGCGGCCTGCGCGTCGGGGTCGCCGGGGGCGGCCGGCTGGTGCTGGCCCTTGGTGAGCCGCTCGTACCGCTCGAACGCCTCCGCGGAGCGCCGCTCCTGCTCGAGGGTGTCCATGCCCTTGGCGATCTTCTCGTCCAGCTCGACCAGGGAGTCGGCCATCCGCTTCTCGCTGGCCTGCTCGTCGGCGGTTGGCTCGCGGCCCTCGGTCAGGGTTGCCAGCGCCTGGAGGTCGTGCACGGTCTTGAGCCTCTGCTCCCAGAGGCGCTTGAGGATCTCGGGGTTCACGCCCGCACTCCTTGCGGTCCAGCGCCCATAGGAGCGCCTGTGGACTGGCCGCAAGTGGGGCTCACCCGGCTTGCATCTTCACTGCCTGCTGCCTGGGGGCGTGGCTATCGGCCGGCGACCGTCAAGCAGTACTGCTGTTGGGAGGCTACCAGTAGCGCTTCACCTTCACCAGCGTTCTCGTGGGGACGGTCTGCTCGTCGGGGTCGCCGAGCAGCTCCCCCAGCCGCTCGTCCGCGGCGGCGGCGATGACTTCCTCGAACGGCAGGGAGCGCATCTCCGCCAGGGAGCGGAGCGCGACCTCGCTCGTCCCGTACGCGGGGAACGTGACCGGGCCGACGTCGCGCATCTTCATCTCGCGGATCTCCCGCAGCGGGAAGCCACGCTCCGTCCTGGTCCAGGAGACCCCACGCGCGCCACCGACCGCCTTGAACGTGAAACTGGACCCATAGACGTCGCCACGGGCGACCAGCACGCCCAGGTCACGGCCGAGGCTCGTGTCGGGCTGATCGATCTGGTAGCCCCCGCCGATGTGGTCCTCGGCCATCCGCAGCGTCCCGGCGCCCATCCGGCCGAGCAGGTTGTCTGGCGCGTGGTTGAACAGCCCGCGGAGATCCTGCTCCTGGATCGTCTTGGCGCCGGCGCCCTGGCGGATCCGCTCGACGAACCCGCCGAGGTTCTCCGACTCGACCCCGAACCGGTAGGCATAGCCGACGAACATCCGCCCACCGTTGGGGGAGTCGCGGAGCTCGACCAGGCCGGCGGTGACCCGCATCTCCCACGTCTCAGCCATCCATCCCACCATCCCCGGGCGCCGCCGGCTCGCTGAGCGGCGCCAAGTTCTCCAATGCACGGATCTCGTCCACCGTCATGAACCCCTTGTCGAGCGCGACCGCGTAGGCGTCGTAGCGTTCCTTCGTTGAGCCGCGGAGCAGCCCGTTGACGTTGAACCGGATCTCGCCCTCATTGCCCTCCGACTGCCACAGGGTCGTGAACGCCGTCTCCAGGCGGACCAGCCAGTGCAGCAGGCTGTACTTCAGGAAATGCGCGGAGCGGCCCTCCAACGTCGTATAGGTGAGCGAGTCGGTGCTCTTGCCGCCGATCATCTCCGGTGGGATGCGGAACACGCGGGCGACGTCGGCGACCTGGAACTCCCGGGTCTGGAGGAATTGGCTGTCCTCGGGGGAGAACGCGAGCGGGCGGGACAGCTTCGCGCCGTTGATGAGCACGCCGACCCGGTGGGCCCGCGCGGCGCCGCGGTGGCGTTCCTCGATATAGGCCTTGAGGGCCTTCTGGCCGTTCTCGGACAGCTCGCCGGGGACCTCGACGACCGCGCCGGTCCACGACCCGTTCCCCCAGAACGCGGCGCTGGCCTTCTGGGTCGCCAGCGCCCCACCGAACACCTCACGGGCGTAGCCGACCGGCCCGATACCGCGGCGGTGCCCGGGGAGCATCCGCCCACGAATCCCGATCACATCACCAGAGCCGACCGGCTCGCCGGCCACGCTGACCTGGCCGGTGTTCTCATCCACTTGGACCCGGTCCGGGTCGAGCACGACCAGGCCCTGGATCGACCCGCCAGTGCGAGGGGTGAGGATGTGCGCCTCGCCGTACTTCGACACGAGCAGCGAGGTCATGATCTGGCCGACCAGGTCGACCAGCGTGAGTCCCTGGCCAGGATCGTCCAGCCACCGTGGGCGGATGGGGAGCGGCCGCCGGATATCGCCGACGCTCTCCACCACGTCGATCGGGAGGGTGCTGATCGAGTCGCAGAGCAGCCCGACCGCATCCCACGCGGCAGACAGGCCGAACACCGTGGTCGAGGTGACCGTCTCACCGGCGGCGTTCCCAGCCGTCCACCAGTCGGGGAGGTCCTGAAGGAACCAGGGGGCGGTGATCTGGCGCTCCTCGACCGGCTTAGGCTTGAACGGCCACACGATCCTCATCCTTCGCGTCAGGGTCCCAGAAGTACGACTGCGGCTCGGTGGTCTGCGGGACGTGCTCACGCATCCCGAACCCCCATAGCGCCAAGGTGCAGGCGACCAGCGGGCTGATGTCCACGCCGCTGCCCTTCCGGGTCCACGCCCAGCTGTCACCGAGCGGCCGCTTGCGGGCCCCAGCGAGCGCGGCGTTCACTTCGGCCTGGCCGAGGTGGCGCAGGTCGCGGGAGTCGGTGGCGGCCTGGAGGAACTGCGCGCACGCGCTGCTCATCTCCCTGGCGAATGGGCGCAAGAGCACCTTGCCGCCAGATGGAGCGGGGGCCATGGGGGCAAGCTGGGTGTACCCGGCGGCCAGCAGCGGGCCGATCAGTGAGTTGGCCGGCCCGGTCGGGTCGATCACGATGGCGAGCGGATGATGGGTGTCCTGGAGCTCCAGGAGCCGGCCGGCCATCCACGAAGTACGTGGCTTGTGGTCGACCACCTCAGCATGGAGCAGACCGTCAGCGCGTCGCCCTACCGCGGCGATGGCACCCCAGCTCGCATCTGGCGGCTGGTCGGCGGCGAGCACGAGCGGGCCGACGATCTCGGAGCGTTGATCCTCCAGCTTCGCCCATTCCTCTTCGCTGATGACCTCCCACGCCCGCTCATCAGCAGGCCATGCGCCGACCCCGAGCCGCTCCCGCGCGAACCCGCCGGCGCTCATGCTCGCCATCTCCCGGGCCACGTGCTCAGGGGTGATCCGGATCCCCAGGGCCGGGTTGCTCCGGGCCCAAGACGCCGGGCGCGCCGGGTCATCGTGCTCTTTGCAGACCACCGAGCACTCAGCAACGTGGGGGTCGATGCTCCATTCGGCATAGACCAGGCTCGGGTCGTCGCCGGCCAGCGCCCGCTTCCGGAGCCTCGCGAGCACCTCACAGGGCGCCAGCGCAGGATCTGGCGCGGTGGCGGCATACCAGACCTGTGGGTTCTCTTGCGCGCTCATGGTCGGGAGGATCGCTTCGATCGCCGCCTCGCCCAGGTGCTGGCTCTCGTCGAGGATCAGCCGTTGGCCGCTGAACCCGCGGCCGCTGCCCGTCGAGCGGGCCATGAACCTCAAGCGTTGACCGGACAGCAGCTCGATGCCCTCCTCGCCATGGCTGGTGCGGACCCGTGCGACCGAACGGCGGAGATCATCGCTCGAGTCGATGAGCGCGCGGACGCGGAGGAAGCCCTCCTGTGCGGTCTTGAACTCGTGCGCGGACCAGCCGATGAACCGGTCGCCGAACAGGAACAGGCCGGCGAGCGCGACCGCCTCCAAAACGGACCCTTTTCCGTTCTGGCGGCTCAGCATCATCGCGACCTCGAACGCGGCCCAACGGCCATCTGGGGCCTCTCCGAACCCCTGTTCGAGGAGGAATTGCTGCCACGGGTCGAGTTTCAGGCCGGCGCCGGCGGCGAGCTCGACGGCCTCCCGGCCGCTCGAGGAGACTGATGGAGGCGACCAGGAGATCCGTGGGCGCTGGTCGCCGATCAGCCGCTCAGGCGCCACGACGCGCCTCCCGCTTCGCCTTGATCTCATCGACCCGGCTCGACTTGGGCGCCGGCGGTGCCATCTTCCGCAACTCCAGCAGCGAGGCACGCACCTCCCGCAGCAGGCCGGCAGCGTCACGGTCCGTCGTCTCCGGGTCGTCCAGCCGCTTGGCCAGGGTCAGGGTGGCGGTCGCCAGGCCACTCCTACGCAGCTCTGGGGGAAGCTGCCGGAGATCCCGGGCGACCGCCGCCTCGACCGGACCCCGACGCTCAGCCATGGCGAGAGTCCGGGTTGGGACGCTTGGGGAGAGAAACGGGCGCC